GACCACCACACGGGTGAGGGGAGGGGAGGGGCGCGGCGCAGTGTGTCAGGCGTAAAATAAGACCCTAAGAAAAATATAAAAAATAAAATTATATTATCTCGCCTTCTCAACCACTTACCCCTAGCTGGACTCGAACCAGCAACCTACGCTTTAGAAGAGCGTCGCTCCGTCCTGTTGAGCTATAGGGGCATCTTTTGCGTTTATTTGCCCGTTAAACGAGTTTTCCTGCCTTACTGCGGCAATGTAGCGTTTCTATACTTATCTTCGCTTATACGGGCTTATACGCTAATCTAGCGGCATCTCTTGCGGGATTGATAGTAGTCCTGCTGGGTTTACCGTAAAAAGGGTAATTCGCTATTTGGATTTCTTGACCTTCTTGGCGATGTCGGACCTTGTGACGATATACGACATGTCGATCCCGCTCTTTTTCATAAACTCTAGGATGATCTGGATGTCTACCTGCATGATTTCGTTTTCCTCGACTAGGGCGTCTACCGCTTCTTCCATATCGTCTAGCTCTGCCTCTAGGTCTTCCTTCTCTTTAGCGTTTTGTTCGATTATCCCGACTAGGAACTTGCAGGCTTTGTTTACGGTATCGCAGGTTTTCTGCAAATCGAAGTTAGGCTTATCCAGACTAGCTAGTGCTTTGTCTAAGTCTTTTAGGATTTTGTCTGCTTGAGTCATTACAGTGCGCCTTCCTCGCTTAACAGCTTAACGATTCCTGCCATCCTCTCTGCTTGCGGGGTTTCCTCTTTGATGATCTGGTCGTAGCAGACATCTCCATATGACTTGAAGATTTGCACATTGTTGGTGAGCCAGCCCATGTGGTAGCCTTTCTTCATCTCGGAAATGAACCTGTTTGTTAGTTCGCGGTCTAGGACGAAGTTTAGTTTCCCGAACTTGTGTTCCCAATACTCCCTCGGCTGGCAGTTGATATGTCCGTGTCCTCCTTGGCCGGGCTGGGCTGCGCTGAAGATAATTGTTGGGGCTAGTTCTGTTAGCTTCTTTACGATATTATCTGCTTCGGTTGCGTCGATATGCTCTCCGACTACTAGGCAGATTGCGAGAGCATACTTCCCCTCTACATCGAACATGCTTACCTGTCTCTCAGGGCAGCGGGGGTCGGGGTCTATCCCGTCTACTTCAAATCCTAGATCACGCAGGGCTTTCACATATATCCCCGGTCCACAGCCTACATCAATTATTTTCATATATTATTGTTAAACATAATCACGCTTCATCGCGTCCAGTCCGTTGCCTTCGGAATACCAGCCTTTGCCTGTATAGACATCAAGAACATCCTCGAAATACTTCTCATACATCGGGGCTACCTTCTCCAGCGTGAAGTTCTCTCCGAACTTGCGGCAGTCGGCAGGCTTGATCTGGTCGATATTTTTGATCGCATCTACGAAGTCCCCCATAGTCCGGCAGCGATAGCCAGTCTTGCCGTGCAGATTGTTTTCGGCAAACGATCCCCAGTCTGTCGTTATTGTTGGTGTTCCAGATAGAAGGTTCTCGATCTGCACCCCTCCGAACGGCTCGACATACATACTAGGCAGGAAACTAGCCTTGGCTTTAGACATAAGACGCTTGCGAGTATCAACATCTGCGTATCCGATATACTCCACATGATCCGGTAGCTTGTAGCCTTCCTCCTTCTGTCCAGCGATAATTAACTTAACGCCAGCAATTTCAGTAGCTTGGATAGCGATATTAACTCCCTTACCGTTATAGACTCGCCCCATATACAGGAAGTAGTCCTCTTTGTCTGCGGAGTAGGCAAAGTCTTCTGGATCGAAATAGTTAGGAATAACTACATCATACCAGTCTTGTCGGCATTGACCTACATTCTGCAACCCGCAGAAGGCATGATAGATAGCGTAGGACTCAAATACTTTCCACCTAGCCCAGTGTCCACCTGCATATCCTATGCCCGGTTCAACGACGATCATATCAGGATGAGCATCGCATATCGGCCTTACTCCGCTTCCCCAGAACGGGAGCAGGAAATCGTTATTCTGTTTACGCTTACCGATCTCACGGATAGCGTTCTTGTAGAATGTTTGATACGCATCATCCTGTGTATTGTATGTAAAGAACTTGCTGCGCCAGTCGTGCGTTCCATACACTCGCATGAAGTCGTCATTCGTGAGGACAGATACATGCTCTGTGCAGGGAAGGTCGCTATCTTCGTGTCCGAAGTGGATAACCTCATGCCCTCGTTCGGTCATCATCTTTGCAAATTTTACTACTTTTTGTGTGTAGGCGCATGCGTTAAATACTTTACTACTAACGGTATGAGGTAATCCTAAGATAAAATATCTGTGTTTCATTTCTTTTTCCAATCTATTTGGTCGTAGTTATCCCAATACTTCTTCGTAACAGGGCGAGGTCTGTCACCCTTCCCCGCTCCGGTGGTTTGCGACTTCACGCTTTGAATGCGAGCAGCCCTGTCTTCTGCGTTCTTTAGTTTCATAGGATTGTTATTGTATTCCTTCTCGGTAATATCGCCAGTCTTTTTTTACTCTTTCTGGCAATTCTTACCGATCAGTAAATTATTTAAAGATTGCCATCGCCATTTCAATGCCCAAACGCATATTGTAAGACGATGATTCGGTTAGTTTAGAAAGAGGAGGTTGCAGCCTCCCACTATGAAAGATCAATTTATACTCGCCCATTATGCTCATTGCAAGGCTAGAGGAGCAGCGAGTGTGTTACTACTTGCATGGATTAGTGTATTTCATCTCGTATAAAAATCAAGTTATTGTTGAACAATTCTCTGCTCAAACCTTGCCTGATGCTTGATGAACTTCATCGGTATGGAAATCGCTGCGCCATGCCTGTTGTGCGTAATCTGCATCAGGTAATCCTCTGGATTCTTCGACTCTTCATCTTGAATGATTCGCGTGAAGGAGTCGCAGTCCATGTAGAATGTCCTAGATTCACGGACGGCTCCCTGCTCGTTTAGCTGCGCGAGAAGGACGATGCAGACATTCAGTTCCTTTGCGACGATCTTCGCAGTTCTGGATACCTCAGCTACCTCACGCTCGCGGTTCTTGGGATCGCTGCCTTCCATTAGCTGGGCATAGTCAACCATAATGATCTCGACCTTATGCTCGGCGACTAGCCTCCTGCACCTAGCGCGGAATTGGTTCACATTCATGCAAGCCTCGTCAACGATATGGATCGGGCGATTCATCGTCTCAGCGATAGCCTTCTGAAGCCTGAAGTGGTCCTCCTTGCGGAGCTTGCCGTCTAGCAGGTCTGAGAGAGCTATGTTTGAGATGCAGGCGATATGCTTGTCCATGATCTCCTCGGCGGACATCTCCATCGAAATGATAGCAATTGGAACATTGCTCTGGATCGTAGGATTCGTCACCATCTGTAACGCAGAGGTTGTCTTGCCTGCCTTTGCAGCACCAGCTATTACATGCAGCGTCTTGGGCCTAAAAGCCCGTGTAGCCTTGTCCCACTTGCTTATGCCTGATGGATGCCCTCGGTTGATCTCTCCGTTCGTTCTAGCGGCATCCTCCCACCGATTCACGCAGGATGTGAGGACATCTTTAGCAACGCGAACATCGGTCTTGGTGGATACCATTCCGGTGATCTCTTTGCTTGCTGTTTCCTGCAGAGTTTCTGGATCAATCGTCCTGTCGAACGCATCTACGAAAATCTGCTTGCAGGTTAGAAGAATCCTCCTGCGGATCATCACATCTTCCATAGTCTGGAGATAGACATCCCAGTTGGCGGATGTAGGGACAACCGTGTATATCTCGGTGATACCTTGCTCTCCACCCGCCTCTTCCAGCAGACCCTTATTCCGTAACTCGCAGGTTAGTGTTAATAGGTCGATGGATTTTTTGTCATACCACATATCCACAATCGTCTGCCAAATATGCTTGTTGGCGTCGAAGTGGAAGTGGTCCTTGTTCACACGATCAACTGTTTTAGAGATGATCTTGTTGCTGTTCATTGCAGAGCAAAGGAATCCTTGCTCCGCATTTATATCATGCGGTAGTTCACGCTTCATAGGCAGCGTCGATTTTATGCAGGAACGCTAGCTCGTCAATACTATTTTCGCATTCCGAAAAGATTTAGTAGTTCATCTATTGAACTAGAGTTGCTGGATGGTGGAATATAATCGTCCTCATCGACATCCGGCTCTTGATTAAAGCCCTGTTTGTAGCCTTCGTCGTAGGTAGTGTTGAAGAACTTTCTGAATCCTGAAGCAGTAAGCGTCACCTTTCCGTTTTCTAGTTGCTCGCGTAATGCTGGGTTCTTGGACAGGTAGTAAGCAAATAATTTGTCTTTACACATTACTTGGATTTTTATATTAAATAACAAATTGCATCAATGCAAATTCTGATTAATATAAAAATATATGGAAATACAAAAATATGAAGAGCCACGGATTCCCGGTGAAAGCATGAGGGAATCATATAAAAGAATGATGGGTAGAAATATCGCAAATATTCAAGCGAAAGCTGGAGCGGAAGAAGATTTGTGGGCAGAAGATTGGCAAAGAAAGCATCCCGGAAGCAGCATGGAACAAGCTAGAGCGGCATATTCAAGCAGACCGGGAAGCATCGGAAATCCAGTAAAAGCTCCTGACGCGAATAGTGCTGCAATAAAATTCGGGAAACGAGGCGGCGGGATGTTTGTAGGATGAAAAAATACAACTCTCTTAAATCGTTCTACGATCAGCCGAAAGACGGCAAGAAGATCACGAAAGAACAACAGAAAGCTCGTAAAGGATTTACCAAGAACCGCGAGACTGGAAAAGTCACAGGGAAACAACTCGGCAAACTTAATTACTGATATGGCTAAAATCGGAAGTTACGGATGGAGTCCTAGACAGATGGAGCGCATCAACGCTCGTCGCGCAGAGAGAGGGAAAGAGCAGCTTATCAATATCAGAAACCCAATTACTGAAGAGCAATACAACATGGTTCTTAAAGGGAAGTCTCAGCCAGCTACAAAGATGGAGGCCGAGGAGGAAGAGCCTGAGATGTCTCTTAAGAAGAGAGCGGAAGAGAGAACGAAAAAGTTTATGGAAAAATTCACGCCGAAGGGATCAATGGGAATTGAGCGTGGAGTTAAGGGCAGCTCATCTGGAGTTATGAAGAAGGGCATTCGTGGTGGCGTTGGAACTTCGATGCAAGATTCATATAACCAGTTCACAGCTTAATTAGGTTTATCCCAAACCTGTCAGCTATCTCAATTGCAGTATCGTCGTGAGCGTAATGCTCTCGATACACAACTTCAGTTATACCGTAGGCTGAAATCATTCTTAGGCAGTTCCCGCAAGGGAGTAATGTGCAGGCTAGTAGTCTGCATTCGTTTGGCCTGACATACCGCAGTGCATTCTGTTCTGCGTGGATAACGAACTTCCTGCGTTCCTCTCGGCTTGACCAGTATTCGTCAACATTAGGAGGGAAGCCGTTGTAGCCTACCGAGGCAACCGAGTTGTCGTGTCGCAGCAATACGCAGCCAACCTTCTTCCACGGGTCTTTAGACTTCCGTGCTACTACTTCAGCGATGCTTAACGCATATTCGTTCCAGTTCATATCTAGTAAAGCTGACTCTTCGGCTTCTTCGGTAGATCGTATGTTCGCTTGCCTTTATTGACTGGCTTATTTTTTGCTATCCAATTCAGCTTCTCTAATTGAATTGATGTTGCCTTTAGGTTTGGAGGAATAGAGCAAAGAAAAGACTCTCTAACTTTTAATATACCGCAAGCGATCTTGATTCCATGCGATGATCCTCTCTCAACTATTTCTCTTATAAGCGGTATTGAAACAAGGTGTTTCTTCCTAGATCGACTTAGCGCATTCTTTATTCGATCATCCGTGATATTTATTACATCAATCTTCCTGTGTGGAAATCTTATTGCCTTACATTCTATAGCTTTATGTATTGTCTTGTGACAATTCCTGCATAGCAGCATAAGGCATTTCATTTGATCTTCTGGGGTAGATAGAAATTTATACTCCATGTGGTGAACATCACTTGCAGGCTTACTGCATTTCTCGCATGTCCCATCCCTTGTATTTAGAAATTCAGATCGCAATGCTTTCCACTCATCTGACTTCAAATACTCGTTCCTATATTCAAGCCTAGTCATCTTGAATCTACGATTTTGTCTTTTAGCTTTTCTCATAAAACACAAGTTCAGTCTTTCTTTTCTTCCTGTTCTATACTCCCGGTAAGCTTGAGGACTGGTGACATCCAGAGACACCTCGCCCTTCATAGAACGAGATGCCTCTGGACTCAATTCATACTCCCGTATAAGAATCGGCTGTATGACTCCTTCGACACTACGCTACATCATCGGCTCCGCTAACATCCAAAACTAAGCCTAGTAGCGCCCTCGACACCAGCTTTCGCAGATGTATGTTTTACCAGCTTTCGCTAGTGATAGGTTGGCACGGCTTCGTCATTCCTATCGCGGCACTAACATTTTTCCAAAGAGGTTGAGTATTCTCTCAGGCCACTAGTCGTATGTCACTCACTAGCTGAGCATCTTTAGGCTCATTCTAGGGAACTGCTCTCGCTTCATACTGAATGAAAAACCCGCCTTGATAGGAAAAGTATCAAGACGGGTATTTTCGGGCGGGTGAAAATTGCATCTAGAATCCTTTTCCGATTCAAGAAAGATGAAAATACAATACACTATTTTCAACAAGCGTCAAGTGGTTTGACGGAAAAACTACCTTGAATTTCCGTCAGTATTGTTTAACAATAATTCGGTGAACGCATTTCATTCTGGGTGCATCGGAGATATTATCTACTCCATTCCTGCGATGAAGGCATTAGGTGTAACGAACCTTTATGTCGATGATCGTCCGTGGACAAAGCCAATCGTCAATCGCATCGACGCATTCAAGAGACTGATCGAATCACAGGGTATCTCCGTCAAAAAGCATGAAGACGAAAATATCGACTTCGATTTATCTACCTACCGCAACGGAGGAATGGTCTACGGGGACAACATCGCCAACCGAGTAGCAAGATGGATGGGAGTTAAGATCGACTTGTCCAAGCCGTGGATGCAGATTGACGAGAAGAATCCAGCAACGAAAGGCAAGATCGTCGTAAGCCGTGGGGCTAGGTGGCACGGAGAGTTTTTTCCTTGGAACAGGCTAACTAGTGAGCTAGGTCACAAGATGGTATTCGTTGGACTACCGGAGGAGCATCAGGACTTCTGTTCGCTATTCGGGAATATCGAATATTTGCCCACAATCGACCTGTATGATGTCGCAACAGCTATTGCGGGTGCTGACCTATTCATCGGCAATCAAAGCTCGCCTAACGCCATTGCAAACGGAATACACGCCCCAAGCATAATAGAAACATGCCTGTATGCGTTTGATTGTATATATGAACGGGGTAATACAACCTACTGCCACGATGGTATTCTTAAAGTTCGATTTGACGGAATGACGGTTATCTCGGACAATCCTTCGCCAAAACACGGGTGGAAAATCGACATCTTCGGAAGAACGCTAAAGGCTCCAGACAAACATATCTGCATCGCACTCGCTAGAGCTGATTGCTTTTTGCGAAAGATTTACTACAATGTTGACCAACTGACAGAACTTGCGGAGAAATACTAAATGGCTAATATTGCGTTACAGGGCGGGAAGGTTATATTAAAGGACGGGAAGGCGAGTTGCGCTTGCTGCGATCCATGCTCTCAATTCTCTAATCTCTGCGTTAATGGATTGCCGTTATTTGGTTATCCACCTGCTGGCTACCTATTATGCGAATGGCGAACAGATCAAAATCAATGCGCGGATGATATTTTCAAATGCTACACGCTGTATTATTATGAAACATCTCCCGGACTTTGCACTGGGCCGGAATGGTTCATTTTCTTTTTTGCAGATATGGGTGGCGGAATTGCTTTTCCTACTGGGGCATCTAAATGCGGCGACAATCCTTACGGAACATATACGCTAGCTCCCGGCGCTCCCGGCTCTCCTCCAACAATAAGCTCTTGTTCTTAATGAGTCAAAACAGCCATACGATAGCAATAGAAAGAATGCGGATGCTTGCAGAGGCAGCTAATAGATTTATTGGTTCGGGATTCAAGTCTACCCCCCCCGAAGCCCTCGCCGCCCGCGAGGACACCTGCCGCGCCTGCCCCGAGTGGGACGCCGCCGCGCTGAACAACACCGGGCGCTGCCGCAAGTGCGGCTGCTCCACCTGGGCCAAGCTCCGCATGGCCACCGAGCGCTGCCCTCTCGGAAAGTGGGAAGCTGTTAGCGCGGAAGAAGGCAAGCAGTAGATTATTGTTGAACAACATTGTTGATAATAATAT